CGACATGGTCGTCGTGGTGGGCGATACGCGCCTCAAGGCGGCCCGCTCCCTGGGGCTGGCCGAGGTCCCGGTACACGTGGCCGAGAACCTCTCGCCCGAGCAGTGCCGGGCGTACCGCATCATGGACAACCGCTCGAACGAGGAAGCCGAGTGGGACATGGAGCGGCTGGAGAAGGAGTTGGTCGGGCTGAAGGAACAAGATTTCGACCTCTCCCTCACCGGGTTCGAATATGACGAACTTGCAACGAAGTTTGAATCGCACCTGGTCGGGCCTGCCGGCCTGACCGATGTAGACGAGGTTCCTGAACCTCCAAACAAGGCCATCACGAAGCCCGGGGATCTATGGATCCTGGGAAATCACCGGCTCCTATGCGGGGACAGTGGGAGTGTGGAAGACCTCGATTACCTGCTGGGCGGGGCGACGATCCAGCTGGTCAACACCGACCCGCCGTACAACGTGAAGGTCGAGCCCCGCAGCAACAACGCGATTGCCGCCGGGAATAGTTCGTTTTCTAAGACGCATCACCAGAGCCTGAATCTCGCCCTTCATCCGGGGAAGTCCAAACCCACCACCCGGAAGATGCGGCCCAAGGACCGGCAGCTGGCGAATGACTTCGTCACCGACGAGGCGTTCGAGAAACTCCTTCAGGCGTGGTTTGGGAACATCTCCCGGGTGCTTGAACCGGGGAGGGGTTTCTACATCTGGGGCGGGTACGCCAACTGCGGCAACTATCCGCCGGTCTTGAAGGAGCACAAGCTCTACTTCTCCCAGTCGATCATCTGGGTCAAGGAGCACCCGGTCTTAACGCGCAAGGATTTCATGGGAAATCATGAGTGGGCATTTTACGGATGGAAAGAAGGCGCAGCGCACCACTGGCTGGGCCCGACGAACGCCACCGACGTCTGGTCGGTGAAGAAGATCAACCCGCAGAGCATGGTCCATTTAACCGAGAAGCCGGTGGAGTTGGCCGTGCGGGCGATGCAGTACTCCTCGAGGCCCGGCGAGAACGTCCTCGACCTTTTCGGCGGCAGTGGATCTACGTTGATGGGCGCCGAACAATTTGGTCGCAATGCGTTTTTAATGGAGATAGATCCTCCGTACTGCGACGTCATCGTGGGGCGGTGGGAAACCTTCACAGGGAGGCGCGCAGAACTTGTCCGAGAAGGAACCGCTGGCGAAGGCGATCGAAGAGCGGAGGGCGAAGGAGAAGGTGCAGTTCCTCGAGGCGCTGCGGGCTAAGTTCGGCAACGCCACGGAGGCCGCCAAGGCCGTCAAAATCGCCAGATCCGCAGCCTATAAATGGCGCCGCGATGATCCGGTGTTCGCTGCGGAGTGGGACGAGATCAACGAGAGCCTGAAGGACTTCGCCGAGAGCAAGCTGATGATCAACATCAGCCGGGGCAAGGAGGCGTCGATCTTCTTCTTCCTCAAGTGCAGGGCGAAGGACCGCGGGTACATCGAGCGGATGGACATCAATCATAGCGGCAAGCTCTCGCTCGAGGATGTGCTGGCGGCGTCCTGGAAGGCAGGCGAGATGAAGCCCGATGCAGCGACCTGAGCTTCTCCGGTACGCCGCGGAGCGGACGGCCCGCTGGCGCGCGGAGCCGGTTCAGATGGTCCGCGAGGAGTTCGGCGTCGAGCCGGATCCGTGGCAGGCGGAAATGCTCGTGGCGTTCGCCGACCCTTCGCCGGAGAAGGCCCGCATCGCCATGAAGGCCTGCAAGGGGCCGGGCAAGACCACGGGGCTGGCCTGGTGCATCTGGAACTTCATGGCCTGCTACGGCCGCCCGGGGGAGCACCCCAAGGGCGCCGCAACGTCAGTCACCGGCGACAACCTGGACGACAACCTCTGGCCCGAGCTTCAGAAGTGGCGCAGCCGGTCGCGATATTTCGAGGCGGCCTTCGAGTGGACTAAGACGCGGATCTACTCGCGGCACCATCCGGAGACGTGGTTCTTCTCCGCCCGGACGTGGCAGAAGACCGCCGACAAGCAGCAGCAGGCGAACACGCTGGCCGGGCTGCACAGTGAGTTCCTGCTGTTCGTCCTGGATGAGTCCGGGGGCATCCCCGACGCCGTCATGGCGACGGCCGAGGCGGGGCTGTCGACGCGCAAGCCGGGGCATTTCTTGAAGATCGTCCAGGCGGGAAACCCGACGCATCTCGAGGGGCCGCTCTATCGGGCCTGCACGACCGACCGGCACCTGTGGGTGCTGATCGAGATCACCGGGGATCCGGACGACCCGGGGCGGTCGCCCAGGATCGACATCGAGTGGGCGCGGCAGCAGATCCACGACTACGGCCGGGAAAACCCGTGGGTGATGGTCAACGTCCTCGGGCGCTTCCCGCCGGCGTCGATCAACGCTCTGCTCGGCCCTGACGACTGCGCGGCCGCCATGCGGCGGATTATCGAGGCGGATGTCTACGTCAACGCCCCGAAGGTCCTCGGTGTGGACGTGGCCCGCGAGGGCGACGATCGGTTCGTGATGTTTCCCAGGCAGGGGCGCGTGGCGTTCCGGCCGAAGATCGCGCGCAACCTGAAGACTCAGGAGCAGGTCGCCATGGTCGCCCGGGCTTCAGATACGTGGGGCGCAGACGGGATCCTGGTAGACGCAACGGGCGGATTCGGCGCGGGCCTGATCGACGGCCTGCAGGCGGCGAATTACACCGTGCTCCCGGTCCACTACTCCGGGGCGCCGTACGACACCCGCTACCTGAACAAGCGGGCGGAGATGTACTTCGAGGCGCAGGCGTGGGTCAAGGGCGGCGGCTGCCTGCCGAATATGCCCGAGTTACAGCGTGAGCTCTGCGCGGTCACGTACCTGTTCCGCAAGGATAAGTTCGCGCTGCTGGAGAAGGAGCATTTCAAGAAGCTGCTCGGGTACTCTCCCGACCTGGCTGATGCGTTCGCCGAGACGTTCGCGTTCCCGGTCCAGAAGAAGGCGGCAGCCCACAGCCAGTTCGCGGACATGTCCTTCGACCCGCGACGGGTGGGGCGCCCGGACGTCCACGGGCCGGAGCAGGGGTTCGTGGAGGGCGTACGGCTGCCGAGGCGCGGATTCATCGGGCGGTAAGTACACACGGAAGGAGGCGAGGATATGGGGTGGAATCCGTTCAGGAGTAGCTGGCACATCGCTCCGAGAAACACGTTCGGCAACACCTTTAGTTCCATAGGTCATTTCTACAAGGGCGTCTTCGGCATGGATTCGGGCGGGCTCCTGAATCTAGGCAATCGGGCTTCGCAGGTGCAAGGTAGGGATCCGAAGCAGGATGTGGCAGACGCCGACGCCAAGGCGAAAGCCGACGCCGAGGCCGCCGCCAAGCAGGCAGAGTTCGAGGCGTCCAGGCGCGCGGGCCTCGAGCGCCTGGCGCAGAAGCGGAAGAAGGGCTTCGGCGCGTCGATGATCGTCAACCCGACCCTCGGCTCCAGTTCGACCCTCGGAAGCTGATCTAATGGCCGGCGACCCGCAGCAGATCCTCGCCCGCTTCGCGCAGCTACAGCAGATCCGGCAGCCCTTCGAGCAGCATTGGGAGGACATCGCCGAGGTCCTAATGCCGCGGAAGCGCGGGATCATCACCCGAGGCAAAAAGCGCGAGGGACAGAAGCTGACCGACCTTCAGTACGACGGCACCGGGACGCGCGCTGCCGAGAACCTCGCGTCCTTCATGCACGGATCCATGACGGCGTCGACCTTCCCATGGTTCGGCCTGCAGACCCGAAACGTGGGCCTGATGGACCTGAAGGTCATCGCCGACTGGCTGGAAGAATGCGCCGATCGGATGCTGGCGGCGTTTTCTATGAGTAATTGGGACTCGGAGGCCCCGGAGGCGTACCTCGACAACATCATCTTCGGCACGGCCTCGCCCATGTTCATTGAGGAGGACGAGATCGAAACGGAGGGCCAGAAGTTCGGCGGCCTGAAGTTCACGGCGATCTCCCTGGGCGATGCATGGTGCGCGGAGAACCGCAAAAGGCGGATCGACACGGTCTATTGGTTGACGTCGATGGCGGCGATCGACGTGGTCAACGATTGGCCGGATACCGCGTCGGACACCACGAAGGCGGCCGCCAGGACCCGCCCGTATTCCACGGTGAACATCCTCATGGCCATCGAACCCCGGAAGAATATCCCGCGCGCGAACGGCCAGCGGCCCTTCTCCTGGGATATGCCGTACGCCTGTTATTACCTCGAACCCGACCGCCGCTCCCTTCTCGAGGAAAAGGGATTTCACGAGTTCCCGGCGCCGACCCCCCGGTGGTCCCGCGGAAACGGCGAGAGGATCTACGGCCGCGGCCGGGGAGACTCCGCCTATCCGGACGTCCGTACGCTAAACGAAGCAGTCCGGTACAAGCTCATGAGCCTTGCGATGGCCCTCTTCCCGCCGCTCTTGAAAGACGTCGGCCTGGCCGGATCCATCCGCTGGCTGCCGGGGGCGGTCCACGACGTGAACGGCAAGGCGCTCGGCATGAACCCTCCCGTCCAGCCGATTTTGAACGGAGCCCAGTTCGACGTGGCCGAGGTCGAAGAAGAGAAAATGCGGGACGTGATCAAGGAGGCGTTCCACTCCGGCCTGCTGCAACTGCCCGAGAAGGAAATGACGGCGCAGGAGGCGCACCTCCGAATCCAGCTGATGATGCGCGTCCTCGGACCCGGGGTGCTCGGCCGCCACAAGTCGGAGTTCCTTGATCCGACGATCACGCGGGTATTCGGCCTCATGCTCCGCGGCGGTGCTCTCCCTCCCCCGCCTCAAGAGATCCTGCTGGCCCCTTCCGAAGAGCGGTCGATCGACGTGGTCTACAAGGGACCCCTGGCGGCAGCGCAGCGGTCGCAGGACACCCTGGCGATCGACAGCCAGATGGACGCCACGCTCACGGTGTTCGAGCGGACGCAGGATCCCGAGGTGCTCGACACGATCGACTTCGACGAGGCCATGTGGAGCCGGTCCGCCGGAGGATCCGTCCCGTCGAAGGTCATGCGAGGCAAGGACCAGGTGGCAAAACGCAGGGCGGCGCGGGCGAAGGCCGCGCAGGCAGTGCAGGCGCGCGAGGAGCGAACCGCTATGGCGGATGAATCGCTCAAGACCGCAAACGCGCAGAAGGCGCTGGCTCAGGCCGACACCGGCATGGGTGACAGAACGCGCATGGTCCCTGAAGCGGAGATGGGCCTGTGAGACCGGGTGTTACGAACCAGCAACGGCTCCTTCAGGAAATCATGGAGGAGCGCGAACGGATCACGCGCCAATCCCCGAAGGAAAAGCTCGACGCCTACCGGATCACGTTCAGTACCGCCGAAGGGCAGGAGGTCCTGGCCGACCTGAAGGCGTCGTACGGCGGGATCTCGTTCGTCCCGGGGTATTCGGACGTGACGGCGTTCAACGAGGGCCGGAGGAGCGTGGCGGACGATATCGAGACCATCCTTGCCATGGCAGCGATGGAACAATCAGACCCAGGAGGAGGGTGAAACCATGCATGAGGATCCGAGGCAATTGATGCGGTTGACGCTGGCGGAAGACGACGGGACGGGTGGGCCGGGAGGATCCCCTGGGGGCGCTCCTCCCGCAGCCCAGGAGTGGTTCACCGGCCTGCCCGACACACTGAAGCCGGACGCAGCTGTGTTCGAGCCGTTCAAGGACAAGCCGGTGACCGACGTCCTGGGCGCGTTCCGGGATCTGTCGAAGAAGGCGGCAGACTTCTCCGTCCCAGCCACGCCCGCAGAGTACGGGCTAAAGATCCCGACGCTTCCCGAGGGCATTACGATCAACGACAAAGCCCTCGAGGGGTTCATCGCCACAGCACACAAGGCGGGCGTTCCAGGGAAGGCGCTGCAGGCGATCATCGACCAGCAGGTCGCGGAGATAATCGCCAACAACGCGGAAGAGAAGAAGTTGGCCGACGAGGCCGACGCGGCGCTTCATACGTCGTGGGGCGATAAGTACGATAGCAACAAGACCCTGGTGGAACGCGAGATCGCGGCGCTTCCGCAGTCCATGAAGGACATCATCACGAAATCCGGCATCGGCAATCACCCCCACCTGTTCGAGCTCATCCATCTGGTCGCCAGCGCCCGCAGCGAGGGCAAGCTGCGCGCCGGCGGAGACGAAGGCGTCTCCAAGAAGTCTCACGCCGAGCGGCTGTACGGCGGCACAAAGTAACTTTCGTTTTTTCCGGGCGCTTGACGCCCTCTGATCCACCTGTTCACCACACCATCTCGAAAGGAGCAAGACAATGGCAACAGTGGGCGACGGCGTCCTGACACTGGCCGATTGGGCGAAGTCCATCGGCCCCGATGGGCGAGTGGCAGCGGTAATCGAACTGCTCTCGCAGAGCAACGAGATTCTGGACGACATGCTGTTTAAGCAAGGCAACTTACCGACCGGAGAACGCACTACGATCCGCACCGGGCTGCCGACGGTCTACTGGCGGCTCCTGAACCAGGGCGTTCCGACCAGTAAGTCCACCAAGGCGCAGATCGACGCGAACTGCGGAATGCTCGAGGCGTGGTCCGAAGTCGATCTGGACCTGGCGAAGCTGGCACCCGACGTCGGCGCGTTCCGACTTTCCGAGGCGAAGGCGTTCATCGAGGCTATGAACCAGGAGATGGCGCAAACCCTCTTCTACGGAACGGCGGCCGCGCCGGAAGAGTTCATCGGCTTAGGCGCCCACTACGCCGCGATCAGCGGCGCGGCGAACGCGCAGAACATCCTCGACGGCGGCGGAACCGGCTCGGATAACTCGAGCATCTGGCTGATCGTGTGGGGCGATACGACCGTCCACGGGATCTTCCCGAAGGACTCCGAGGCGGGCCTCGTCCACGAGGATCTCGGCATCGTCACCGTAGAGACCGCGGCGGGCGTCGCCGGCTCCCGGATGCGCGCCTACCAGGACCGGTTCCAGTGGAAGACCGGCGTGGTGGTCAAGGATTGGCGGTACGCGGTCCGCATCGCCAACATCGACGTTTCGGAACTGACGGCCGAGACCGTTGCGGCCGCGAACCTCGTGACGCTCATGAGCCGGGCCATGGATCGGATCCCGTCGTTCAACATGGGCCGGGCATCGTTCTATGCAAACCGGACCTTGAAGTCTTTCCTCCGGGTGCAGGCGCTGGACAAGAGCCAGAACGCCCTCTCCATCCCGGCCGCACTTACGCAGTTCGGCAACCCGGTCCGCGGCAGCCTCGAGTTCCTCGGGGTCCCCGTGAAGACCGTCGACGCGCTGACGGAGACCGAGGCGCAGATCGTCTGATCCGAAACCATTACCTTCCGAAAGGAGATCGACCATGGGATTCAGGGACGCACAGACACAGCTTTGCAGCGCGCAGGCGTTTTCCGTCGACGCAGTGTCGGGGAACACCTACGACTCCGGCGCCGCCGGGAACGACATCACCGAGGGAGAGCCGATCGGCATCGGCATCGACGTCACCGTCGCGGCCGACGCCACGACCGGGGACGAGACGTACGAGTTCCAAGCGATCCAGTCGGCCGCGGCTGACCTCAGCAGCCCGGACGTCCTCGCCCTCATCCAGCCGGCGCGGGCGGATCTCGTCGTGGGGAAACGGCTCGTTCTTCCACTGCCGCCCGGATCCAAGACCAAGCGGTATCTCGGTTTGAACTTCAACGGCGGCGGCACCACGCCGACGATCACCGTCAACGCGTTCATCGCTCCCCTCTCGTTCCTCGGCGGCTGGAAGGCGTACGCCGACGGCTTCTCGATCACCTGAGCAGGGGGTGATCGATGAGAGTCCGAGCGACATCATTCGGGGAATACCACGGCAAGCGGAAAGTCGGGGCTAAGTTCGAGTTCGAAGGCATTCCATCCGGCAAGTGGATGGAGCCGGTCGACGATGCCGCTCGGGGCGTGTTCAAAAAGGCGGGTATCAAGATCGCGCCGAAGCCCGCCCTGCCAGCCCCACTCCCGAGTGGGGAAACCACCCTCGCCGGTAAAGCCGTGGAGAAGGGCAAGGCTCCGGATCCTGGGACCACCGGCGGCTCCACCGGCGACAAGAACGTCATCTGACACCAGGCGGGGGTCGATCCGGGCTCCCGCCTGAAGGTCAAATGCGAAACCGCACAGGCGGCGGATCGAACGTTCAAGCTCTTTATGTGGTGACGCTGGAAGCCACGAACGGAGGGACGCTCCTCGCAAGGGGAGTGCTCTTTTCCTTTCCGAAAGGAGACGCAACGCGATGGCGGAGAAATCGTATGTGTTGCAAATAACGGGGCGGGACAGTCGTGAGGTCGCTCTGATCAAGTGGGAGGGGCTGGCCTTGAACGATACCGGGCAGCCGTGCGTCCAACCACGGCTCAACGACTGCAGTATTCACGTCAAGGGAACGTTCGGCGCCGGTGGGAAGTGTGTGATTGAGGGCAGTCTCGAGGGAAGCGTGACCGTGCCTCCCACGACGTATGCCACGCTCAATGATCCGCAAGGCAACCCCCTGTCCATCGGCTCGGAGAAGATCGGATCCGTGCTGGAGAACGTAACGGCCATCCGCCCCCGTGTAAGCGCGGGAGACGGGACCACGCTGCTGGACGTCTATCTGCTCATGTCGATGTAGGAGGAGCGAAACGATGGAAGACCTGAACAAGGATCAGCTCCACGAGGCGTACCAGCTGGCAAAGAGTAGGGGGAACGCTGAAGTCACACTCTCGCAGGTGTGGAAGGATCTCCGCAACCGCATGACCGCGGGGAGGGGGAGTAGATGTCTCTGACACTTACATCCGTTTGGGGCCGCATGGAACGCCCGTGGGGATATGAGGTTCGCGTGGATTTTACGGACGACGCCACGGGTGCGATCCACAACGAGGTGCTGATGTTCCCAAAGGAGCCTTCCGCGAAGGAATTGGACGATTCTGTTCTCGCCCGGAAGGTGTCTCTTGAAAACCGCATCGCGTTTGAAGTCGCCGAAGCCTCGAAGCCCCCCGAGCCAACAAAAGAGGAATTATTGATAGAGGTGGCGGTTCTGAAAGCGGAGAACGTTACGCTGATGAAACAAGTTACCGCCTTGCAGATGGTAAAGGGGGTGAAGTAGATGGGGATTATCACTTCCAATGCTTCTGGTGCGTGGTCGGCTGGTGCGACGTGGGTGGGTGGAGTAAAACCTGCCGATGGGGATTCCGTAGTCATAGCGGCTGGGCATTCGATCTTGATGGACGAGGATCAGTCCGCGATGACGGGTCTGCTCGGCGTCACGATTCAGGGCCATGCGACCACACCCGGGATGCTGTATTTCAAGAACGCCACTTCCGGGTATCTCAAGATCCGCACTGGATACAACCTACTTGGAACTTCCGGCGCGGCAAAGGGCCGGTTGCTCGCCAATTCGGACGGCGTGTGGGGCAATACGGGGTCGCTGGCGTTTGCGGATAAAGCCGTGATCGACTTGGGCGCTACATCGAAAGTGAATGCGCAGTATTTGGACATCGCTTTGTACTGTTACAACTCCATGACGAACAAGTATCTGCGGACATACGGGGTTCGTCACACGGTCACGGGTTCAGCGGCGGCGGATACGTTAACGAAAGTTTCCCACGGGTTGGCGAACGGGACACCCGTGATGATTATGTCCTCGGTGGATATTCCCGCGCCGCTGGCCGCCGATACCGTCTACTATGTCGTCAACGCGGCGGCGGATACTTTCAAGTTGGCGTATGTGTCCGGCGGCACGGCGATTGATCTCACGTCGGACGGCAGCGGCACGATCGAGGTGTACACCGGCGCGGCTTCCGGAGCGAATCCCGTGAACGTGTTCGAGGATGTGACCGCCGAGACCGGATGGGTGACTACGGCGGGGCATAATGCGGTCGTCATGGTCAACAGCACAGCACCTGCCGTCTACGATCAGCAGCGGGTTACGGTGAGCACCATCGCTGCATCGGCCATTACGCTATCGGCGGCGTTGGATTCGGTACAATACCCCGGCGCGAGAATCTTCCTTATGTCGCGCAACGTGTCGATCCGGTCGGCGTGCACGACGGGAGTTAATATCATTGATTATGCGAACGCCGCAAACTCCGGCGGCGTGTTTCAATGCGAGATCCGTAGTACCGCAGGGACAGGTACTACGTTCTATGGTTACGGCATCTACTCCGGCACCGGGCACACGGTCAGCGGAACGGTCAGCGGATGCTACTACGGCGTCATATACGGCACCGGGCACACGGTCAGCGGAACGGTCTCGGGGTGTAACATTCAGTTTTATTTCAACC